CGGCCCTCTAGCCATTCTTCGACGGAACCGGGTTTAGGTCTGCGGGGTCTTTCAGGTTGATCCCGCCAGCGGCCCTCTAGCCATTCTTCGACGGAACCGGGTTTAGGTCTGCGGGGTCTTTCAGGTCTTTTACCTCGACCGAACTCGTCCCATGGATAAGGCCGGTCGCCCCGGAGATGATCGTTACGGGGATCACCGGGATACCTCCCAGGGTCTATGTCATAACCAGGGGGTACTTTTCGACTCCCTTGTTCCACTAGCCAGTCTTTGACCCCCCTGGTCAGTTTTGACAGTTTTCCGCCCATGGGCCACCCCGGCAGTTCCTCATCTGGCACAGGGTTTCGTCCTATGGGATTCCACTCCCCCAGTTCCTCATCTGGCACAGGGTTTCGTCCTATGGGATTCCACTCCCCCAGTTCCTCATCTGGCCCAGGGTTTCTCCACTCCCCCAGTTCCTCATCTGGCCCAGGACGACCAAGATTCCTATTAACAATGTCCTTTAACGACACAGGGGGAGTCTCTTTTCCTTTGCCCTCTACGCCACTGGCATAAGGCTGCGTTAAATCATCCCCATCCCTCTTCCAAAAATAATTAGGCATTGCCGCCTCCCTGCGTTTCCCTGCCAGCTTGCATGTTTTCCTTAAGTCTCTGCTCTCTCGCCTTTCTTGCTATCTCTTGGCGTTGAAGACGCGCCTTTTCAGAAGCCTGCTCCTGCTCTATGCCAACCGTATTTCTTGCATGAGCAATATCAAGCTGGTTTTCCCTTTCTGCCTTTTCAAGTATTGCAGACGACTCAAGCTGATATTTATTGCTTGATGTTTCAATATCGAGTATGTGCTTCTCAGCGTCCTGCTGCATATCTGCGTCATGTTCTTCGCGCGAAAGCTGCATGTCATGCTGTAATCCGACCTGCTCTCTTTGCATCTTGGATGAAAACTCAGTCTCATTTTGACGCCTTTGCTCGTCGCGGATTTGCATTTCAAGTCTATGCTGTTCAGCGCGAGTTCTTGCAAGAAGTTCTGCTTCGGATCGCCTGATTTGTCCCTGTAGTTGAGTAAGAGCAATCTTTGCTTGGTCAAGCTGCGCTTTTGCAGCAGCCTGCTGCTGTGCAGTCTGGGCTTTAGCCATATCCGCCTGGGCCTTGATCGCCAATCCTTGCAGCTTAGATTGTTCAACCTGCATCTGTGACTGCATTTTCTGCTGCTCGCTCTGAGCCTTGACCTGGAGCAACTGCATTTGAAGGTCAAATTGCTTCTGGACGTTGGCTTGCTGTGCCTGGGCAGCCTGCTGCTGTTCGGGTCCAGGCGGAGGTGGAGTGCGTGGACCAATCTGGAAGTCTGACATATCCTGGTCTATTGATTTACCCCACTTATCCAGCAACTTGTTAAGCGGCCCAGTATCAGATGTAGTGTCTGCATGTTTACTAAATTCGGGCATTGCTACACTCATCACCTGAGCCATGTTCGCTGACTCTCGTTCTTTGTTCGGCTTGCGCACGCTGTTGGCGGTGACTGTGCATTCAATTTCCCTAACTGTTTCCTCCACAGGGGAATTTGTTATAAACTGCTGCCACAACTGAGATTCAGTAGGCCCAAGAACAGTTTCAATGTCCTTGGCAGTAATAGACCACCTCGCAACCATTTTCTCCTGGCGCGCACATTGCTCCATCCAATGCTCAACCTGTTTGGCCATGTGGTCTGGCCTTATATTCATTTGCGACCGCTTTGTTTCAGCATCAGCCGCGCTTCGGCTTTGATGGGCCGTCATGCCGTAAATAAGCTCCGATAGGCCAACCCGCTTCTCGAAAAGCTCTGTGAGCATGGTTACGACCTGCCACATATCCGCTTTCATTTGCGGCTGCTGGACCCACTGGACTACCTTGTTTATGTCTCCATAAATTTCCTTGACCGGGAAAACGGTCATGTCCTGGCCTTTCTTTAGCCATTTTTCCACATCCTTTTGGGCGCTTTGAAGCACCGCAATAAAGTCTCTGCTTGAAGACCACGTTCTGTTTACTATGTGAGAAACAATTACGTTCAGGGTAATTAGCTCACCTAGCCCAGGCTCCAGTGGCGCTATCGGCCAAGCGGAACTCTGCGGGTCTTTATCGGGAACCCGATGCCAATAGTCTAAGCAAACGACAGGCCACCGATCATCTTTCCAGAACGGATACTCCCACTCAAGCAGCTTTTTGATTTCTTCCGAAGAGGATTTTCCGACTTTCTTGGGAGGAGCATTGAGCGGGTAGTCTATGTTTGGTGCAACAACTATACGAACATAGTCGCCAACTTTTTCAAAGGCATCGTGGTATTCGCTCTTGAGTCCTGCCAGCCTATGGCCAGCACCGGCCTTAGACCATATTTCGTAGTAGGTGATCGTGTCATGGGTTTTCCCCATTGCGCGATCATTGTTGCCAAGGTCTTGGGAAAACCTCTCACCAAAACTACTGCGCCTTTCGTATGTTGCGGCAGAGCTTAACTTGCCCTTTAAGTCAAATTCCCTCTCTACATACCATACAGGCCGTGTTCTTCTAACCGCCATCCACCAGCACTCGTTAGGTCCAAGGCCGGTTGCGTCTGGATCAAGGAATAAGTCGTCAACAGATATGTAAGTGCAACCCGTTAGTTTGGTTTTACTTCCAGGCATAGTGTACGCTTCGGGCATCAAGCATCCACGGCCTTTTACGAGAGATTCCGTAATAGCTCGCATGGCGTGTGTTTCTAGCCCACCCCCAGGCTGTTCTGATGGGGTGTAATTGAGCCAATGTTGCATAAGCTCCGAACGCACGGCCCTCTGGTTATTTCTTGACTGCTGTTGCTGCTGGGCACTTTGGAAGCTGCTTTGGGCTTGCTGCTGTTGCTGCAACTGCTGCTGAATCTGCTGAATCTGTTGCTGGATTTGCTGGGCCTGCTGCTGTGCTTGCTGGGCCTGCGGGTTTTGCTGCATCAACATTTGCTGTATTTGCTCTGGGGGAATCCCTTGCTGCTGCAACTGCTGAATTTGAGGCTGCATCTGCTGCTGCATTTGGGCCATGGCCTGCTGAACGGCCTGCTGTGACTGCTGAGATTGCTGCTGCAACTGCTGCATTTGCTGGTTTAATTGCTGCTGCAACTGAGGGTTTACTCCGTACAGGTCTGGGATCACAGGGATATGCTTTCTTGGAACAAGCATTCTCTCTGGATTTTGCCAGTACAGAGTGGGGCCGTAAATAGAAACAAGCTCGAAAGCCTTGTTTAGAGTCACATGAAAATTAGGTGACACATCGGTTCCAAGAAACTTTCTGCGGAAATCAGGCTCCCACATAAATGACACAGCGGCCTGAAAGAAAGCGGTACACTGCTCAGAAACCTCATTGAAGTGGCTCTTGGATTGCTTGGCCAAATCAATTTTAGACAGCCATCCTGTCGTTATCTGCCTAAGAGCATCTTCAAGTTTGCCCTTAGAAAACGGCTTGCTTTTTTCTGTTGATGTAATCATTTACCAGTCTCAACCAATTCTTCAGGAAGTTCGCCTTTTAATAAATGTGGATATTTACGCAATACAGCGTTTACCCTCTGGTGGGTCATATCCGCACCAATTTTATCGGCTACCTGCTGCGCTCTGCCTGGAGCGTCCCCAAGTTCCCTGGAAAACTTAATGATCCTCATTTCGTCTTCGTCTGGCTCAGTAAACATATTTACTACTATGTGTGAATTTTTTTCGGCCTCTTCTCTTGATTTCTCTCTTATCTCATCGTTTTGCTTTTTGATTTCCTCTTGGCGTTTTTCATACGTCCCAATTAAATCCCAAGCTCCCCACCTCTTAAGCCCCTGTGGAGAACCCTCATGGCTTGGGTGCATGACATGCTTGACGTTCAGCATTGGCTCCCTTCGCCCAGTCGGACTGAGGGTGTAAAGTGTTATACACTCATCGTTAATGCGATCCACAACGGTGGCCGCAAAGGGTTTCTGGTTAATGTCTCCATGCGGATACCAAATAACACTATCACCAATACTTGGGGCTTTAGGTAGATTTTCCATGACATTCCTTGGGGTTAAGTAGCTGTACCGGGGCCAATCTTCATAACAGCCTTTTCGCTTTCAGGGCCATCTCTTTTCTTCTTCAAGTCCTGAAATTCTTTCCAGGCGATAGATGGCGCAACTGAGGTCTTATCTGGTTCAATATACTCTGGTTCTGTACTAATGTAGTAGCGCAAGCAGTCCATCAGGTGGTCTTTTTGCCTTGGGGCGGGCTTTTCGGCAACCTCCTGCCTCCGTATTCCGCCACTTTTTTTATAATCGCTTATTTCCATGTAAAAATTAGGGGTTGTGTCCAAGACAACAAGAAGCTCTGTTGTTCCATCACTCCTTATATTTAACGACTCTCTAACCCTGGTACACCCCGCCTCTACATTATCTGCCCCAAAAGAAAAAGCGCTTCCGGTTTCAACCGACCTCAATCCGTGTCTTTGGAATGCCTCGCTGTAAATATGATGGGTTGTTTCACCTGCACCGCGCCCCCACCCTGTTTGCCTTGCCGCCCTCTGGTCAATGACAAAAGATTGAAACGTCTGCCCACTTGCTTTCCTTGATATGGCCGCTGCGGCCTCATCGGCGCTGTGCCGATGAAGATAAAGTTCGTCGTAGACAATTAAAAACTTCCCACG